TTGCTCCCACTCGTTAATTTTTAGGCTTTGTAGTGGTTTTTGGTCGCTTAATACGATTTTGTCCACTTCCGATTTCAGAAACTCCATGATCGATGCTTTTTGCACCCTCCGCATCATTTCCACTAGTGATATTGTTGGCATCTTTAAAATGATTTTCAATTTTGTTATTTACTTGACCGCAACCAATACAATTAGAATTTTCTTCAATCATTGGACTGTCTAAAAATTCATTTATTGCTGTTTCGTCTTGTTGCTTTGAATTTTCTTTAATAAAGTTAAACTTTTCCTCTCTACTCAAGGCTAAAAAGTTTTCAGCATCTATTCCGTTTACTCTTATTTCAAATATTTGCATAATATTCTTTGTATTTGTTATGTAATTTTCTTAATTTTTTTAATGTTTTAAACGTTTGACTTTCATTTTTTCCACTTTCTATTATATATGGAGCTTCACAATCTATAAAAACAGATATTTGTCCATCACAATATTCGTTGTCTTTATATGTAAAATTCTTTTTTAAAAAACGTTCTATTTTTTCTGATTCATACATAAATAATTAATTTTAAACAAAAATACAAAAAAAGCCTTTACAAATTAATGCAAAGGCTTTGTTTTTTAATTCAATAGAATTTTAGTCAACAATAGTTAAAACATTACTTAAACCTTTGTAAAACTTTTGACCTATTTTCGCTACTGCTACTGGAGGAGTTGCTGTTGAATCGTAAGTTTCTACTTTTGCTAATTCCGCATCAGCATAAGCAGTAGTTACAGTAATTTCATAAGTTCCAATCGGGTTTTCAACAACTCCCGTTATAACATTTGCAACATCGGCTTTGTATGCTTTGAAGTTTGTTGATGCCATTCCAGCAATTGGAAACTGCTCATTATGCAACCAACTAACTTTAGCAACTAACTTGCTTAATGTTGAGCCTTGTGTTAATACAATTTTAACATCGCTAACCCCTGCTATTTGATTAGGAATAAAATCTAAGCTACTTAAATAAGTTGCATATTGGTTAATCTCCTGTGCTGAACTTAATTGAAATTCGATAACAGTTTCAGCAGAAGTTGAACCGTCATTTTCTTTCCATGCTTTTGTTTGCAAGTAAACACCATCAAATCCTTTAATTTGCGTTCCGTCAGGAGTTTCACAAACTTTAATCACTCCACTATCGTAGATAATTAAGAAATCATAAAGTCCTGTTGAATTGTGAGACCATGCAGATTTTTGAAAAGATAAATTCTTTTTGTAAGTGAACATATATTTTGTTAAACCTAATGTTACAATTGATTCAGTTCCGTTTGGCGCTGTTTCTCTTTGTGCGTCAGGAGTTTCAGGCGTTCCTTTGAAAGCTCCAATAAATGGAACAAATATACCTTGTTGGATTTGTGCCATAACATAAGAGTAATTTAACACATCTGTTGCCTTGTTTAATCTCCATGATTTAGGCACTCCTATAAAACCGACTGGTTGCCCCTCGATAATATCGCAAACCTCTCCACCTGTTCCTAATAATGCGGTGGTACATCTTTTACCTGTTAATATTGCCATTTTTTATTGTTTTTTTTAGTTACATTTATTTTCGTAAACTCTTAATTTATTTTGTATAACCTTAGCATCTAAATAGTCTAAAGCTACATTTTGTGTTTTGTTAGTGTTAAAATCTTGTCTTTCTCCAGCGTAACACTCTATATCGTCAACTTGAAAACTTTTATTCATAGGTTGAATAAACTGGTTATATTTAATAATATCTATTACTTTTTTAGCCAAAGGGTGTAGTATTTCATTATAATTTACTAATATTCTTTGGTCGTTATAGTAATCTTTTTTAGTTGATGTAAAGAGTATTATTTTAGCATTACCCTCAATATAACCGCATTCGTCAGGCTCTTCGTAAGTATCTTTAACATACCAAATTAGCGGGTATTTTTCTTTTTGTCCTCTGTTAGCAACCCAACGGCTAAACTCTAACTGTGTGCCAAAATGAAAAAATACCTCTTTATCAACGTTTCCTTTTACGGTCATATCTAGCTTATATTCTGCGTAAGCTATTCGTAACCCTTTGAAAGCTGTTTTTAAAGCATTTGCTATTTTCATAAGTCAAATCTATTTTGAACCTCGTAACCTAAATTCAAATTAACGTTAGTGTAAACATCTTTAAAATCGGTTAAATACTGCGACAAAGTAACGTAATTGTTATTTTTATCGCTTCCAAAGTAGTCAAAAAACGGCACACCGTGAATATAACTTACTTTTGGTTGTGCTAATCCATCACATATATTAAACTGCTCTGCAATTTCATTCCAAACGCCAATAAAATGACTTCTAGGAATTGTTTTAACAGCACTTTTAACATCGATGCTTATTCTACCGTTATTCGTTTCTAAATCTGCGAATATTTGACAAAACACTACATTTGTTAGTATTGATAAATCAACACTTCCATTTTTGTATAGCAATCCCTTCCAAACGTAATTTTTTCCGTTTATGTCGTATGTTTTACCATTGACAAAATCTAACCAACGTTGGGGCGCACTTTCTTTTAATACGCCCTCTTCAATGTTGGTATTTAGTTCTTCAAAATCCTCTGAACCAAACAACTTTTGTAAAAAATCAACAACATAAATATTAATATAGTCAGTTAGTTTCTCATCAGTTCCTGCTTGAGAATTGTTAAGTCCTGTTAACTCTAACTTATTTCTAAAATATATTTTGTTGATTAAGTACATTTGGTGTTATTTTTCGGTTTTCGGTTTTTTTTCTATTTTTCCGTACTGAGCAACTTTTAATTCGTTTACAAATATTGAAGCAATATCACGGCTAAACTCTTGAGTTTGACCCTTTTTATTGTTTTCAAAATCTGAAATGAACGTTATTTCTACTTTTTTACTCATAACTTAAAAAATTAAGGTGCTGTTGCTAATGTTGCTAAAGCTGTTGTTACATTTGTTACTTTTCTGAAACCTGTTTTATCAACGTTTCTAACTAGGAATAACATACGTTTTCTAGCTTTAATTGTAACCATATCTTCAATAGCTTGTGCATTAACAAAAACTCTTGAGAGTGTTAACCCTCCTTTTTCGTAAATTGTACCATAACGAGAATCTCCAACAATTAAAGTATTATCTGCCAAATTGTTGTCTTCAACAATTACCATACTTCCAATGTTTGTTTTGTCAGGGAATATGTAGTTGTCATTAGCATCTTTTTTCAATTGTAAGCTATCTATAACATTTGCATTCATAGCGACAAAGTCAGGGCGATATTTTGAACCTCTGTTAAAAACAATATCGGTTCTTACTTTCTTAACAAGGTCGTAAATGTTAGCGTCTGATATTCCGCTTGCTACTGGCGTATAAGCTGGTACAGTTGCAACTAAGCCTAAAAGATTTTCTCCAACCCCAGTACCTAATGCAATTTGTTCATCAACTTTGCTTTCAACATTTGTTTCTACAAACATTTCAAGTTCCGCAGCGGCACTAGCTTCATCTTCTCCAAATTCTTCTGATACTGGTAATGTATCTCCGATTTTTTTAAGGTCAAGAGAATATTTAGCAAATTTAGCTGTTGATTCAGGAAAAGTTCCACCCTCAGCAACCATTGCAGACGCTCTAACAGTTGTTGATTCATCCCAATCATGGTAAACTACTTTTCCAGCATCGTCTCCGTTTCCTAAATTTACTTTTCTAAATATATCATAAAGACCACGTAATTTAACGCCTAATTGACCTATTGAAGTTAGTTTGTTTTGACTTGCCGAACTTGTAATAGAAGCTCTAACTGTATCGGCTTTTATAACAACTTCTTTCGAGTTGTTTCCTTTAACTAAGTCAATGATAGCTATTTTATTTTCTTTTACTTCTTCTGTAAAAGTTTTTTTGTTGTCAGCTCCACCAACATTAGCATCTTTCAACTCGTTAATCATTTCTTCTAACGTTTTGATTTGCTCTGATGTTGCTGTACCTTTTAAAGCCTCGTCAATCAAGGACTTTGTTTGTTCAGTTCTAGCAGATTCTAAATCGGCTTGATACTTTGAAACTTGCTCTTCTGTCATTTCAGCAAGTTGTGATTGTGTTTTAAATTCAAATTTCATTTTTGATAATTTAAAAAATTAGTATTCGTTTTTTTTCTTCTTCTGTTTGAGTGTCTTGCAACTGCTCGGTTTCTTTTATTTCTGTTGGAGTGCCTAATGACTGCTCCTCTTTACTCTCGTTACTTGTACTTACTTCTGATGTTGCGGAATTGCTACCAAAAGGTAAAATGCTAGATTCCATTACATTTTTAGCTTCTTTTACACCCCAAAAATAAACTATTTCTTCTTCATATTCATCTTTATTAACAATTAATGGATGTATATCGTTATAGTTTTTATTTTGTTCTATATAATCAGGGTTGTCAGATTTGAAAGCAGTTACTATTTTTATATATTGCATTCTTACTGATAACTGTAATTTTTTGCCTAATTCTAACCATTCTTTAATAGTTTTATTTTGAATTTTATCTTTTGCAACTTTGTAAACTAAACAATAAGTTTCTCCCTCGTATGATTTTCCTAATAATGACCACGCCAGTTTTGCAGTAAACATTTCAACGTCTTCAGGAAAAGCGATTATATTTTCTGCTTTACTAAAATCGTGATGCCAAATTAAATAAACCTTACCTTGTTGGTCTTTTACTGATTTATTCCAGTTACCGTTTAAATGTACGTCTTTGTGAGAATCTAAATAGTTTGCGGAATTAACAACAAAGTAATAATAATCTTTATCAAATTTAATACCCTTTTCAGCATCCTCAAAGGCTTTTTCTATTTGAGCTTGATTATTTACGATTTGCAACCCTTTTTCAAAAGACTTGTAAACCTCTGATTTTTTAGCATCGATAATAACTGATTCATTCTCTACTAACGCTTTGAATAATTCCTCTTTGCTATTAAAATCTTTATTTAGTTCTTTGCAATGTATCATTTTTTAACCGTTTTATTATTGGTTAGTATATCTCTTTTCTTTATTAAATCCTTACGCATTTTTTCCGATATGGATTTGTCTTGAATTATTTTGTCAATCTCTTTAGCTTCCATAATTATTTTATTTTAGTTAAAATATTTTCAGTGTTTGTCAACTCAAACTCATTAAAATATTTGCAATTTCCTGCCGTATCTCTACACTCATATTGTAAATTATTTTGGCTTCTAATCCAAATAGAAACAACAATCATTGGATTCTGCTCTTTATCTAATAAAAAATATACAACTTGAGCTATATTATATTTAGTCTTAACTTCCATAAACATTATTTTTAGCTTGTGTTATATCGATTCCTAACTCTTGTGCAAGTTTTAAATTCTCTAGCTCTAGTTTGCGTTGCTCCTCTTTTTGTTTAAGAACAATTTTCATAAACCAAAGATGCGTAAACTCTGCTTTTACTTCTTGGTTTTTTTCTTGTACCAACTCTAAAACATCTGTTAACTTTTGCAGTATTGGCATTAAGCACATATCAACAAACTGTACCATTGCTTTTTCTTTTGCATCGCCTTGACTAGTTAAACCTTTGCCACGTAAAAAGTCGCCTAATATTTCTAAAGGTACGCCAAAACTAATACCGACTAACAAATAATCGTTTAAGAAACTTTCATCAAAACCAAGAACTTTTAAGTTATCGATAAATCGTTTTAACTCTACATTTGATTTTCCAGATACTATAACCTTTTCATTTGACATTACTTTGTTTTTAATGTCGTCACGTTCGGTTTTGGTTAATCCAGTAATTTGACCGCTCATATCATCTTTGCCATCCTTTTGGAACACTAAATACTTTTGCGTGAAATGTAAATTAATATTCTTTGAATCAAGTGCGCTCTCTGAATTATTAATAACCTTTACAAGTGCGTCAATATTACTATTGCAACTATACCAATTTTCTAATGCTGGTTGCGAATGTATTGGAATAATATCTTTTAACGAAATTTGTATAGTATCTTTATCATTGAATTGATATTTTACTATGTGATTACGATTATCTTTTATTAATTCATTCTTTGACAGTGTACTCGGGT